CAGGGATTAGCCCGTTATTAAAATGATGGACTACCGCCCGTAAGGCGATAGAACACTATCAAAATACGGACAATCGCTAAATGCGACACTCTACGCCCAATGTAGAGATTTAAATGACGACAGGTACAGGAATAACTGCCAAGGTAACTGGAGGTGCACCGCAAAACCAGAACAAAGAGAAATCTTCGGCTACAGATTGATATCTGTCTAAGATTATCTCGCCGGCTGTGTTGGCAAGAACATCAACCCTATGAACCGGCGACGTAGGGTAAACTGGTAAAGAATCGTTGGTGACATTCTTTGCATAAGAAAACCTCCAGGGCACCTGATTTGGTAATTCTGCTTCGAGAACGGGCATCCTGTCTGGCACTGTGACCAAAGCACCGGCTTCAAAAACAGGTGATGCTGCATTAGACCTCCACCATGCAAGTTCGCTAAAATTGTTGTTAACATTAGCGGTAGTGGAAACCGCCCTTGGTTGGGAAGTCGCCCACCTGTAAACGGACATGCTAGTAGCGGAAGCAGCGCCAGGTCCTGACAAAACATACTTGACCCTCATGCCACCCCTCATCCCAACAAAAGCTGGGACGAGGTAATGGATTAAGGATCTAGCACAATAGTCCCATTTACCACTAGCTGCAGACACACTAAGTGCAGTCGGGTTGTAGCCCTGATATGCCGGAAAATCAGAGTCTTGTACCCTGAACAGCCTGGTGGTCCCAACAGCGTAACTACCATATGTTCGATAATACCTGTACCTCTTGAGTAACTGCCTAAAAGAAACTATCGACTCGCCCATATACACCAAATCTGTCTGATCGTCTTCAATACAATTGTTGATGCAAGTGATAGGCAAGGTGCCATTCACTGAATTGTCAGCGGGAGAGACTGCATCGTAAGAATCTGATTGAAAAGTCATATTATAGACTGGAACATAATTGTCTAAATTCCTAGGCAAGGCAAACTTCGCATCATCTGTCATGGACATGTACACATTAATGCCAATATCATTGGCAACTGTATCGGAGGAAGAAGTCAATTTGTTCATGACGTACACCCCCAACACCCCATTGGCAGACCCAGAAACAGACGCAAAAGCGGCAAGTGACTGTTGCGTTGTAGAGTTGACGGTGTCAACATTTGACAACCAAGTCCTGGGATTAGCCCAAGCGACATCAATCACAAAATCCCTCTCCTCTGCCAAATCAACGATCTTCGTAAATGAAATGGAAGACTCCAATGAGTTGACATAAGACGGGTCATAGACTATCCTGAGGCGGCCACGGTGAAAGGCAGAAGCCACAATCTGAAACCGATATCTAATAGTGCCCCTCCAATAAGTGAAAGGGTTGGCAACAAAAGCTGCTGCCGTCCTGTGCACATTACCTGCATCCAACACAGCCACAGAGGGTGTGACGCGAACGTTATAGAGCAAGGAATCCCTCGCTGCAGTGGTACTCCACGGAAAAGTGTTAATCCACGAAGGAATTGAGGCCAACTTGTGTAAGACCAGCTCATCTCCCAAATCAGCACCACATACTCTAGTGTCGACCGTTAATTCCTGTTTAGAATCGACTGAAAGTTTTGTGGAAGAGTCTGGAGCATCACAATTTGCCATGTTGCCAATATAATAAGGTCGCATAGGCGTTATCTTATCTATAATAACAGGCCTGGCAAACCCAAATACACGAGCTATCTGGCTCATCTTGCCTGATATCAACTCAGTTGCCCTGGCAAACGGACCTATATAAGGCACAGTGGCCAATGCGCCTGCAGCATTGGAAACGGCAGAGGCAATCATGGAGACAGGACTAACAGAATATTCATCTGACTGTGGAACCAGACCACTAATTGGTAAAGTAGTTGGCGCAGCCAAAACAACATCCTCTGCCCAAATGGCAATTGTGATATTAAGCGGTATTACTGACCCGCTAGCATGACGAAGTTGATTTATCTCGCGTATATATATCCTGCCCAAATCTGTGTACTCCAAGGTAGGCAAATCCAAAGTATTAAATGGATATACAAAGGGGAGTTCCAAAATACCACCTTGAGAAGTAGTGGGATCAATGGTTATATGCAACCTCTGCGATGCGGAAACCAAACTCGATTTGGCCAAGGTGTTGAATATGGTAACATTGTCCACAGTAGACAACGGCAAATAATCTGCCATCAACCTACCATAATAAAACGAATTACCATTTATCATAAACTTCACCTTAAGTTTCATTGACGCCAAACGAAAATTTGTGATCCTGTTAGCCACCCGCTTGTTAGTGAGAAAAATGGTCCACGGATCAAATGTGTACGAATAAAACACAGGATCAAAAACGTTCCAATCTGTAGCATTAATGATAATAGGACGGGAAAAGAATTCAGCCAAAGAAGCATCATCATTTTTTGCCACATTCCTAGTCAAATCAGTTACTGGTTGAACAGTTGCCATCCAATCCGAAGTTTCATCCGCAAACATCACGGTCTGATGGTTGGTTACAGTGCCAACCACACTATTTTTTATATTTTTATTGTTATTTTCAGTAATCCAATTATACTATACACACTTTAGAATTATACATGTATATAGCGGTCTTATTTTTGTGCTGCAACACCCTCCTAAATAAGAGACCCACTACAGGTACATCGCCAAGCAAGCCTCACACGGCACACTAAAGAACGAAACATAGCCAATGCTGGAATCATAACTTGACGGCAAATTTTTACTAACGCCCCCTTTTGCTCAGGGGGGTGTGCGCCGTAGCGCTTCCCCTATCTTTTATAGTCCCCTGGGTAGAGACTGGCGCCGAAGCGCCACCCGTATTTATATAGCCCCCGGGAAGGGGCATGTACCCTTAGGACGGGTACTTCTTCTTATAGTCACGCAGGACAACACTGTACGGATCTATGGTCCCCTGCATATATAAGATCAAATCCTTCTCTGCAATTATCTGCAAAGCACGCTCCCTAAAGTATTCATACTTTTCCTCCCCGTGGAGGAAATACTCGGTAGCCGCCCCCAGTAGTGCATCAGCCGCTAATTGCTGGGGACAAACCACCTTGGACCCCTTACTACTCAACAAACTCTTCAGAATAGAACTGTTGTCAAGTGGTGCTACATATTTGCCAATATCGTTTGCA